GCCCCGAATCAGGAGTGATCGGGGCAAATGAACAACCGAACTCAATTGCTGGTCATATCCACAATGCTGATTCTTGGCGCGACGTTGGCACTGGTGGCACTTTTCTTGGCGATGGGTGGATGACTACCGGGGAGGTGGCACGTGTGGACGTGGAAGATATTGTGGATAATCGGCGCGTGGATCATCGGAGTGGTGGTGATGGCGGTTGTCTATCTGGCGATCCACAGGCAGCGATGATCGATCCACATCCGGTGGCACATCCGGTGGCACACGCTTCTGTGCCACATGTGGCACACGACCCAAAACGCGCTCGGGCGACGATCCACACGCCGTCAAAGTCAGCGCGAAAAGCCATCCACAAGCGGCCAAAAAAGGCCGGAAAAGTGGTGGCACATTCAGTGGCACAAGGGCCTGTGCCACCAGATGTGCCACTAGTGGCACACGACGCTTGTGCCACTAGTGGCACACAACCCGCAAACCCACGCAAACCTAAGAGTTACGGGAAGCGACGTGACAAATGTGCAACGCCAGAAAATCTACCCGGACACGAGTGGCGCAACCTCGATTCAGGGTGGGCTTTGTTTTCTCGAACAGCAACGATTTCCGCGTCTGGAAAGCGATCATCAACCCGCAAATATCTCCGGTGGTATACTCAGGCCGCCATTGAAAGGATCTACGGTAATGGCAAATAAGCTTACGGTTCCAACTCTCGAACAGCTTAACGAACTGCCCCAAGAGGCCCTTTGGCTGGAGGTGGCACAGCTCGCCGAACACGGCATCTCGCCGGTGGCACACGACGCCGGGGCACTCCTCCGCGATCGGTCGGTGACACCAACGCCGCAGGTCGTGTTCTCGCTTTGGGCGCGTCACCAAGAGCTGAGCGGCAAGGCAGGTGGCACGTGGTAATCATTACCGCGATGCGTGCCACATGTGGCACAATGAACGCAGTACCCGTGCCACTAGTGGCACAGTGACAAAGCAGAGGAGGCAAGACAGGGTACTGGCAACGGTACCCTTCCCTGTTTGTGGAGGTGTAATTGAGCAAGCAAGCAACAGCAATGACGACCGAACCTGCCGCGCAAACCATCGACTGGATGAACGCCATCGATCGACGCGCAGATCAGATCATCCAGGCATTACCGGAGCGCACTGAAGAGGAAGTCCTCGAGATCCGCAATTCGGCGCGCGCCTTGGGTCGGGCAGCTTGGCGGATTGAGGCGGCCTGTGATGCCGCAATCCTCGATCGTGTCCGGCTCAAAGGTGGACGTGGTAGGCGTGACGTGGATGAGGTGGGTGTGGATGCCGCTGTGCGAAAGGTCGCGGCTGAACTTGGCGTGGCACCACGCACGATCTACCAGAACGCACAGATCCACAAAACCTTCTTTGATGACCCGGAACCAACCGCCGAAACTCCTGAACGCACGCTCAGGACTTTAGGCCCGGTCGATCACCTCGAAGAGAAGGAATTCTTCAAGGCCGCACTCCGGTCCCCTGATCCGCATGAGACTCTGGAATACTTCGCCCGCCAGAAAGCAGCCGATCCAAACTTCTCGACCGGCGACGCCTGGCGGATCGTCAAAGGCAAGACTCCGCCCGCCCTCGACTCCGAGTTGCCAGCCATTGCAACGCCCGAAGTAATGACCATCTGGCGCGACTGGTGTCAGGCAGGGCAGGACCTCGGTGCAGCTGTCCCGCCAGCCGCCGAAGCAATCAGATACGCCATCGAGGAGATCAAGTACATCATCGAGACCCCGGCACAGACCGTGCAGCAGCGGATCATTCACCTGATCCAGAATCAAGAGATCAACGAGCTGGATCCAATCGCCCACGCAATGTCAGAAAATCGGGAGGTGGTCAGGGTGTGGCTCAACCGGATGATCGAGGATGGAGTGCTCGAAACCAGGATTCAGACTATCGAGGAGCGGGTACCCGGCGCGCGCGGGCCAGCTCGCACCTATTACGAGATTGCATAAGCAGAGGAGGGATGGATGTCGGTAGAAATCAAAGTCTTTGGCAATGTCACGCTTTACGATTCGTGGGGTGATGATGCACAGATAGCCGCAATAGCGCGAGTCTCGACCGGATCACAGAACAAGGGACGGCGCCTGAATCGCAAGCTGCTTCGGACGCTGCTTGAGAATGACCATGGATCGCCGCTGGAGTTTGGCGGCTTGATCTTCCACCTTCAACTCCCCCTCTACCTCGTCGCTCAAATCGTGCGGCACCGGATGGCCAGCATATCGCAACGCTCCGGCAGATATGTCGAGATGGACGGGATCTTTCATCAGCCGCCCATATGGCGCGCTCAGGCGACCGGCAATCGACAAATGAGCGCCGACCCCTTACCTACCCAGGACGCCGCCAATAAAATCTACCAGGCGTCAATTCTGGCCTCTTGGGAGGCATATCAGCGACTACTTGAGATCGGAGTGAGCAGGGAGCAGGCCCGCACGGTGCTTCCGGTCAGCACAGAGACCGAGATGTATATGCAATTCAATCTCAGATCGCTGATGAACTTCCTGCGGCTTCGCCGGGCCAGTGACGCTCAGGGCGAGATCTGGCCCTATGTCGATCTGATGGCGGAGTACTTCTCGCTGAAATTCCCGCTGGTCAGCGAGCTGTTTGACGTGATGATCGAGGTCGATCGGGAGTTGGCCGGACAGCGCCATCGACTCTGGTCGCAGAAGGTCGAAGCTCTGGACGTGCTTGATGATTAAGCACGTCCGGCATTCTCTTCACGCTTCAGGATCCGCGATGCCCACCTCAGCCCGGCATCGCCGCCCCACAGCTCCCACGCGATGCGCCCGGCAGAAGGAAAGCCTTTCTCACCCTGCCGGGCTCCTTCCGCCTTCAGGTCGACCGCGTGACGGGCAAAGTAGCTCACCATCCGCTTGATGGTCTCAATCGGTATGCCCTTCCCGTTGCTCAGATCACGAGCGCGGGCAACGCCGATCTCCGTCCCCCCTCTCCCGTACTCTCGTCTCCATTCAAGGGCGCGACGTGCGGCAGCTCGGACATCTTCAGGCGGAACTGCTGGCATTGGCATAAGTCGACCTCCAAAAGAAAATTTAGCAATGGCCAGTATATTAAAATCTTGTTACTCAATTTTTAGTCACGCAAAAGGAGATATGCCTTGCTCACAATTGGCATAATGAGACACATCTTCCCATCGGTCGAACCGGCAAGACTTCAGATCTTCACGCAATGGATGGACAAATACTGCCAGCAGTATGAGATCAACACGCACAAGCGAATGGCGGCTTTCTTTGCACAGATCGGGCACGAGAGCGGTGATCTTCGGTGGACGGCTGAGATTTGGGGACCCACTCCGCAGCAGCGACGGTATGAGCCACCTTCGGATCTGGCTCAACGACTTGGCAACACAACGCCCGGCGATGGCTCCCGCTTTCGTGGTCGAGGTTTGATTCAAATCACGGGCCGCTCGAATTACGAGCAGGTGTCAAAGGCGCTTGGCATTGATTTTATTGCTACGCCGGAGATATTACAACATCCTGACCACGCCGTGCATTCAGCCTGCTGGTGGTGGTCGAACCGAGGGCTCAATGAGTGGGCGGACAAGAATGATGATCACGCCTTTCGGCGGATTACAATCATCATCAACGGCGGAATGAACGGATGGGAAGATCGATTTGCGCGATGGCGCCGATTGAAAAAAATATTTGCTATGGAATAAGGGATACTTCAAGCACAGTTGCTTGATGCTTTAAGCGGCAGCACGTGACTGCCACTATTTTTTTTTGACGTCAAAAGGAGTAACTATGCAGAAAATAATTTCCATCCTGGGCGTGATATCGGCGGTGCTGTTCGCGACAGCTCCCCAGTTCACGGCTATTCAGCCTAAGACGGCTGCAATCCTTACGCTGATCGGAACCGTTGCTACCGCAGCCAGCGGGGCACTGATCCGGTTTGGCATTTCCAACATCTACGTCACTGTAATCGGCGTGCTGATTGCCGTGATCTCTGTCCTTGCTGGAGCAAACGACATCATCCCCGGCAATGTTGTGACAGTCCTGACCATCGCCGGTACTGCCATTGCCGCGCTCGGCAAGTCACTGTTCGGTATCGACAAGGACGATGACGATGACGATAACGATTTCGGTAACAGCATCATCGGATCTTCACTGCGCAACAGCGGGCTCGGGCTGATCGTTCTCATTCTGGCTGCATCGTCGCTCACGGCTTGTGACAAGGATCGTGAGTTTGTGAAGACAATGGATCGTGCTGCCGGGTATATCCAAACTGGCCTCGATCTGGTCGAGTATCAGGCCGATAACAATCAGATCTCACCCGAGTCGGCTATTGTTATTACCAGCGCACTACAGGCCGTCAATACGGTCAATGGCGAGCTGATTGCTGAAACCAAGAACCATCTGAGCGAGGATGGCAAGAGCCTCAAACTCAATACGGCAAGCAAGGCCAAACTGCTGGCCATTGTTGAGAGCAGCAAGAATGTGGCCATCAACCTGCTGAGCAATCCGCAGTTCACATCACTGCCCGAAGACAAGCGAGTGAAGTACACCGTTCTGATCCGTGAGCTGACCGCGACCATCGATGTAGTCGGGCAGCTGATCAACGCAGTCAAGACCGAGGGAGGAAAGTAAGATGACCGAATGGTTGCAATTTATTCAGTACAGCGCCATCCAGCTTTTGCGCGAACTTCTGCGCGAGGCATCCCGCAGCGGCAAGCCGATCGCCCAGCTTCTTGACGAGGCCGAAAAGCAGACTACGCTCAATGAGCAGCGAGCAAAGGAGATCATCGAGAAATTCTCGAAGAAGTAAACACACATTTTGCGCCTATGCCATCATACCTAGCTCACCGTCCCGGAGCAGGAGGAAATCGGCATAGGCGCAAAATCAGCATCTGAGGGATATGTGATGTCAGGACTTGGAGAGCAGATCGTTACAACTATCGTCATTTCAATCGTCAGCGTAGTCGTTGGGTGGATGTTAAGCTCACTGCGTATGACGACGCGCGCTGAATTTGCTCGTCAGGTGGCTGATATTAACCTGCGGCTGGATCAGATCGAATCTGAACAAAAGACTTTTGTCACACGCACAGAATTTCGCGACACAATGCGCGATCTCAAGGAAAGCCTGGAGAAGCAGCACGATCAGCTTCGTGACCAGCTTAACCAAATCAACGCCACGCTGTTGACCCGGCGAGGCACAACTCAGGACAAGTAAAGGAGAAGTATCATGGCCGGTTCATTCAGCAATTTCCTCGAAAACAAGCTCCTCGATCAGCTCTTCGGCGGAGTATCCTATACCTTTCCCACAACGCTCTATGTCGGTCTGGCGACGGCTGTTGCCAGTGACGGATCGACCTTCACCGAGGTTAGCGGTGGCAGCTATGCCCGCGTATCCGTCACCGCCAATCAGACCAACTTCCCGGCAGCTTCCGGCGGTGCCCTCTCGAATGGCACGGCCATCACCTTCCCGCAGGCGTCAGCATCGTGGGGAACCGTTGTCGCCGTTGGCGTCTATGACCAGTCAACATCAGGCAACCTGCTGGCCTGGGCGGATCTCACCACTACCAAGACCATTGCCAGCGGTGATACTGCGTCCTTCGCCATTGGCGATCTTGATGTAACGCTTGACTAAGAGGTAGCTATGGGAATCGGATCTACGAGTTTTCCCGCATCACTGGATACAGCTGATGACCTGGTGCGGGCAACCAATAACGCATCAACTCAGCTGTCTGGATCGATCAACAACAGTACCACTTCGATTGGAGTGAACTCGACTTCGTTGTTTCCGTCCAGCGGGATCATTCGTATCAATGATGAGATCATCAGCTATACCGGCACTTCTGGTGGCAATACCTTTACTGGCTGCAGTCGGGGCTTTGAAGGCACGACTGCAGCTTCCCATCAAAACAACGATAACGTCTTTCTCGACATCACGGCAGCGGTAACCTAATTGTTTGGGCGGACCTTACAGTTCCTAAAGCAATTAATGACGGTGATACTGCTAGTTTTGGTGCAGGTCAAATGGTAATTAGTCTCAGCTAGTTTGGAGAAAAAATGGCTATTGGCGTTCCCGATTATCCGTATGGCTTAGACACGTATTCCACTCTTGTAGAAGCAACAAATAACGCGCAAACAACGTTATCATCTACGTTAAATGTTGGCGTAGAAACAATTAACGTTGTTTCCACTGCCGGTTTTCCCAACACAGGCATCCTGCGAATCGATAGCGAGTTAATCGCTTACACGTCCAAAACGTCTACGCAGTTCACAGTGCAAACATCTAGTGGACGCGGATACGAGTCTACTGTAGATGCGCAGCATAGCAGTGGTGCAAGTGTTGAGCTGGTTATTACGGCTTACAGTAATAACGCAAAAAACATAGCAATTGTGTCGCTTGAAACTAAACTTGGGGTCGGTGATAGTACACCTTCTGCTCCGACTTACGGTTCATCATTTTTGCGTGCGTTTAATTCAGGCGAAACATATTGGACTCAAAACACAACAGCAGATTTAGGTTACGCACGATACGATATAACTTCTGTTGCAACAACTACTTTAACTTCTAGTAGTCCCGGCGTTAATGAGTTTTATGGAACGCCCTCCGCGCTAAGAACTGTGCGATTACCCGTTACGCTCAGCACGGGCAGTTCTCCTGCTGAAGTAGGACAGTCCTTTGTTTTAATTAATTTAAGCAATAACGTTTTTCGCGTTTTTAATTCTGCAAATACTGAAATTGGTCGTGTTGATATAGGGCAAGTAGTCAAATGCACTTGTAGCAACAACGTAACGGAAACAGTATCTAACTGGCTATTTTCTGTTGAAGGATATCTTAATTACGGATACGGTACAGTTGTTCGCAATTCTAGTTTGGGCGACGGTATAGGATTTTTAGGAGGGAGTAGTACTTCGTCCGGCCATCACATATTGCGTTTAACGCCAGCGACTCTTACTTCAAGTCGTACTATTACATTTCCCGATTTAAACGCTACTGTCATAACTAATGGTGACACTGGAACAGTTACATCTACAATGATTGCTAATAACACTATTGTGGATGACGACATAAACGCCTCAGCAGGTATTGCACCGACTAAACTGAATGTCGGCAGTGGCGTGGCGACCTTCCTGACTACGCCAACAAGTGCAAATCTTGCGGCAGCGGTCACGGACGAGACTGGCTCTGGTGCCCTTGTGTTTGGCACGTCGCCATCACTGACAACGCCTAATATTGGTGTAGCATCTGGCACGTCCTTTAATTCGATCACAGGACTCAGCTCAACCACACCCGCCGCCAATAGCGGTGCTGGCAGTGTCGGCACTGGAACATCAGTTGCCCGAGCAGACCACGTGCATCCAACTACTGGACTTGGTCTAACGTCTGGCGGACTTGACCAGTTTGCAGCCTCGACAACTAACACCGTTGGCGTAGGCAATATCGAGTTAGGTCACGCATCAGACACCACGCTTTCAAGAGCTTCAGCTGGTGTAGTCAATATTGAGGGTGTCCCGATTGTGACGACTACTGCAACGCAGACGCTCACGAATAAGACATTATCTGCGGGCACGCTGACCGGAACCCTTACCGCAGGCGGTGGTGTAGGTACAAGTGGCCAAGCTCTGACTAGTACCGGGTCCGGCGTCCAGTGGTCAACTATTAGTGTTGCCACTCCAGCGACATATAATTTTTTTGATAATGGTAACTTTGAAGTCAGTCAAAGAAACTTTGCTCCACTAGTAACCAACATATCTAGCGGTTATCTTATTGACCGTTGGTTCATTGATCGTAGCGTTGAGTCTTACTTTCAAGGTGATTATGGTTCGGCATCAACGAGTACAGATTTATATTTCTGGCGTTGTATAACTGTGTTACCAGGCTCCAGTGGTGGTGGTAGTGTTACAATAGGGCAGCGTATTGAAGCCGAGGTCACTCGAAAATTATACAACGACCCACACACAGTATCTGCTAACGTTTTATGCACACAAGCGACAACTTTAACTATAATTAGTAGAAGACCAGCAATTGCAAATGTTTTTGGTGGTGCAATCTCCAGTAATAGTGCTGTCACCATATCAATACCAGCTAATGTATCAACTAGAGTTTCAGCCACTTTTGCAGGGACAGCTGATGTGCAGTATGGATTAGAAATTCTATTTAATTTCTCTAGTAATACGTCCAATGTCGTTCAAATGACCGCAGCGCAATTAGAAGTCGGCAGTACTGCGACGCCATTTGTACAAGAAAACTACGCCACAAACCTGGTCAGGTGTATGCGGTATTACCAGCGCTTAATTAAGCCTCGTGTAGTAGGACAAGCATACGCCTCTAACGCTATAGCTCGTCTTGGTGGTAATTTACCAGTTAGGATGAGAGTGGCCGCTACTAGATCAGTTAGCGGTATCATAGATGTTGTTGTTGGTGGTGGGGCCAGTACTGCTGTGTGGGATGGGTCGTCTGCTGGTAGTAATGCTTCTAATAACTCTTTTGAATTTAACGCTAATTCATCCAACCTAGTACCGGGACAAGTTGTCGTAAACTATATAGGCGGACCTAATATTTTTGATGTAACACTAAGTGCGGAGTTATAAGAAGATGTACACAAAACAAGTTGATATGGACGGAGCTTTAATAGGTGTTAGCTTTTGGAGAGATAATCAAAAGTGGATTATACCTGTTAATGAAGGTAACCGAGACTATCAAGAATATTTAGTTTGGCTGGAAGCTGGAAATGTTCCAAATGTGGAATACGTAGACCAGTTTCCCACATCAGATGAACCAAGCACAGAAGAGCGATTAGCAGCGCTTGAATTAGTCGTATCAATGGTTCTCGATGAGGAGGCCGCCAATGTATAAAGTTGCATTGCAGCGTTGGATTCAGGGCAAAATAGGGCCAAAAGACATTGACCTGCTAGTAAAAACAAAACATCTAACGGCAGTCCAAGGTGCGACGATTAAAGCAACTGAACGACTAGTGCCATATATCGAGCCCATTGAAGAGCCACAAGAAGAAATCTTGCCAAATTAAATAAGTTACAGACTACTTTTAAATAATGGCTCTATGGAAAACAGCACAATGGGGAGAGTTTCGTTGGGCGCAGCCTTCGGTTGTTAACATATCGGCAACCGTTACTAGCAGTTCTACCTGTGACTTTTGCCGGTACTTTTGACATTATTGTTGGTAGCGCATTGAGAACTATGAGCACTTTAGGTACTACATTTGTTAATCCTTCTCGCATAGAATTTGAAATGACTGCAAGCGCAGATGGAGCTGCCGGTCAAATAATTCTCAGTTATATCGGCGGAAATGTCGCAACTTTAACTGCGGTAGCGGAGTTGTAATGTATAAATTAACTCACAATCCCCGAACAATTATCAGGCTAAGGGATGACGCTCGTATTCCTGATGACCCAGCCAATGCAGATTTTGGAGAATACTTGGCATGGCTTGCAGAAGGTAATACGCCAGAACCCGATGACCCGCCGCCAGTATTGCCACCACCGGGGCCGACCACTGAGGAGCGACTTGAAGCCGCTGAGCAGTTGATCGATATGCTTCTGGAGGATGCTAATGGCTGATATCGTACTGACGCCGCAGTATCGGCTGATTCTCCGCCGCTGGCAGGATGGGCGCGTAACCATTCGCGAAGTGGAGCTATTCGTCAAAACGAACTGGCTGAGCCGCGAGCAGGCGGACCTGATTTACACATACGAGCGCCGGCAGACGCAGCTGGTGATCGATGATCCTTTGACGCCAGAGCGTATGGCGATTATACAGGATGATGTACGTGATAGCCGCACCTAACGTCGGGAACTGATCGCAATGGCATTGTGGAGCAGAACAAGATGGGGAGCATCGCGATGGGCTGGTGGCGGTGAGGCAGTTTCGCTGGCCGCAACGATCAGCGCGACTTCATCCGTATCGGCTGATGTCAAAGTCAGCAGGACTCTGGCCGCGACCATTGCACCTGCTGCATCCGTCAGCGCAATTCTCTCCAATGCTCGGCCAATAGCTGCCGAGGTTGCGATTACCAGTAATGTAACGGCATCGATGTCGGTGAGCATTGCCCTCACTGCTGCCGTAGTCCCGACATCATTCGTCGCCGCCGATGCCACGGTTACAAGGTCACTGGCTGCCACCATAGCGGCCACGAGCGCAGTTTCGGCAAACCTGGTATCGGATATTGGCATTGCCGCGGCTATTGCACCCGCCACCACTATCGCGGCTGCGCTCAATAGTGCAATCCCTCTAGCGGCGACCATATCGCCCTCTGCATCAATCAATGCGGCGTTGTCGACTGGTACCCCCCTCAGTGCCGCTATCGCAGTGACTACGACCGTCGCCGCCAATGCATCGATCGCCAGACCATTGGCCGCCAATATTGCGGGATCCTCGACTGTATCGGCAACGATCACTCGCGCTGTCCCGATCTCAGCCACGATTACTGGCACCAGTTCAGTCACGGCTGATCTGCGTAACCAGGTGCAGCTCGCCGGTCAGATCGATGGCGTATCGACGGCTACCGGCAATCTCACAAACGCGGTCAGCTTGTCGGCTGCCATCAATGGTCAGTCCTCAGTCATCGGCATACTGACATTACAGGGACAAATCCCACTCAGGGCCGAGATTAACGCGCAGTCGAGCATAGCGGCCGATATGAAGCGGTCTACCTTGCTCGCGGCGACCATTGTACCCACTGCGTCAGCATCAGCTACGATCAGCCGCGGCACGCCAATTCAGGCAGTAGTCAGTGCCACGTCATCGGCATCGGCTACTCTCAGCAGGACGCAACGCATAGCCGCGACGATTGCGCCCGTGGCAACGGTATCGGCCACGCCAAGCAAGGCCACTAGCCTCTCAGCTGCTATCAATGCTGATTCGACCGTAGTTGGTCAGGCAACACTGGCCCGTGCAATTGCGGCCACGGTCAACGCGCAGTCGACTGTCAGCGGCAATCTGAGCAAGCTGGAGGTCATCGTTAACCTCGCGGCCGTGGTATCGGCTCAATCAGCCGTCATTGCCGACATCAAGCGATTCAAGCCCGTTGCGGCCAATATCAATCCGACATCGACGGTAACGGCCGACTTGCGCCGATCTGCGGGGCTGGCCTCGAACATTACCCCGACGGCTGCGTTATCGGCTGACCTCGACGTTGGACGTAAGATTGCGGCCACAATTGCAGCACAGTCGACCCTGACGGCCATCTTCAGAGATCGGACGCGATCACGTGCTACCGTCAGTCAGCAGCTGGTCACAAAGGCCACCATTGCCCATAAGCAGGATGGAGGTGATACCTTGCCCGAATACACGCTTGGCGAAGTTGTGCAATTGTCAGTCAACTTCAAGCGCAACAATGCAGATGTCGACCCGGCCATCGTTACTCTGAAGATCAAGACTCCGGTCGGAATCGTGACTACGCTCGTTCAAGGCGTCGATGCCGGAATGACAAAGGACTCCGTTGGCGATTACTTCTATCAGTATACGCCAGAGCTTGAGGGCCGCTTTGCCTTTCGCTGGGAAGGATCCGGCACCAACATTGGCGCTGGTGAGGACTTCTTCGACGTCCGCGAATCGCAGTTCAATTAGACCCTGATCAACCGTCTGATCTGCAAGAGGAGGAAACTTGAAGGTCAAGCTAATTCAGATTTACACCAACTGGCCAGTGCTGCAAAAGATGGCCAGCTTTGAGCTGGAGGCCGGAGCGGCCATCCGGCTTAGTCGCTTTATGGTCGCTGCTCAACGTGAGCTGGAGCTGATCGAGAATGCTCGTCACAAGCTGATTCAGCGATACGGCAAGGATCAGGATGGCACTCCGCAGGTATCGCCAGAGTATTGGAACGACTTCCTGAACGCCTTCAATGCGATCTTACAAGATGAGGTCGAGATCTATGATCCCCGCTTATCGTCCGGCATCCTCGACGGCCAGCGCCTCAGCGCAGTCGACTTCTTTGCCCTTGCCTGGCTCTTTGACCGTGACAGTGAGATCGGCCTGACCGAGACCATCGACCCTGAGAGCAAAAGGGAAGAGTAGCCTATGCCATCCCCGACGCAGGCCGAGATCTATGACCGCGCTACCCAGTTCAAGGATGATCTGATCGCCAACGAACGCCGGGCCAGCGCGCGCATAGTCGACTCCTACGGGCGGGCCTTCGATAAGATGAAGGACAACATCCGCGTCCTGACCGAGAAGATCGAACGCGCCCGAGCTGCCGGCCAGTACATCTCGCCATCGTGGGCATTCCAGATTGATCGCTACCTAACCCTGCAACGCCAGATCACAAGCGAGGTCACACGCATTGCAGGCACCGTAGAACAGACCATTACCACAAACCAGACAGCCGCCGTCCAACAGGCCGTTGCCAATACCGGCACATTGATCGAGATGGGGGCGCAATCGACCGGCGTCAGCGTCAGCTTTAGCCAGTTGCCGACGGCCGCAACAGAATCCATCGTCGGGTTCCTGTCTGACGGCTCGCCGCTGAAAGGGCTGCTCGATAAGCTGCCGGGGATGGCAGGTCAGGCGGTTGCTGAAGCTCTCACCGACGGCATTACTCGCGGACTTGGGGCCACCAAGATTGCCAGCAATATTCGTAATGCGCTGGGCGGGAATATGACCCGCGCAATGACCATTGCACGCACCGAGACGATGCGCGCTTATCGCGAAGCCACCAGCCGCACGTTCAACCAGAACCGTGACATCCTGGTCGGGTGGGTGTGGGTTGCCAGCTTCAGCCGCCGCACCTGCGCCAGCTGTCTCGCCCTGGCCGGATCCGTCCACCGCCTTGATGAGCGTATGGAGAGCCACCCGCGTTGCCGATGCGTAGCGCAGCCCCTCTTACGTGGGCAAGCTGTCACCATCCAGAAAGGAGACGAATGGTTTGCCACGCAGCCGGAAGAGATCCAGCGCGCCATTCTGGGCAGTAATGTCGCCGTCAATGCGTACCGTGATGGACGTGTCACGCTGACTGACTTCGTGGGTCGGCAGAACTCGCCGCAATGGGGGCAGCCGTATTACCAGCTGTCAACGAAGAGAGCGATCCTGAAACAAAGCAAATTTCCCGGCTACAATCAGCCGACGGAGATTTTCCCGCTTGAACAGCTGTTCACGTTGCCGGAGCCGCCAGCGCCAGCATCTCCTCCTGTACCACCTACACCCGCCGCGCCTGTCGCGCCTACATCCCCTGCGCCGGCCACAAGAAGGACCAGAAAACCGAAGGCCGACGCACAGACTTCCGCGCCGGCCACAACCGCAACACGGCCAAGGCTCAAATTTACCAGCTTGGGTAAAGCTCACGAATATATGCGGTCACAGGGTATCGCCAGATTCACCAGCTTTAGCGGGTTGCGCCTCTCGCAGGTCAATGACATCGTCAACGATCTGACTGAAATCTGGTCCGATTGGAATTTGGATCCGTTATTACAGGTTACGCCTGGAGCTCCCGGTCAGGCGCACGGATCCGCGCACGGCAAGATGATCTTATTTAACGCCAAGCTTGGCAAGAAAGACATTGCTCGTAATGCTTTTCAGTCGGAGGTTACGCACTTTTCATCAAAAATGCGTTTACATTTGCAGCTCGTCAATCGTACACTTAGCAATAGCAGGGTTGCGTCACAGAGTCTTAAGGACCGACAGTCAAAGCTGATGGAGCTTGTAAAATACAAACGATGGGGCGCTGCTTTCTCGGAAAAGACTTTTGTCAGCGATGTCTTTGTTCACGAATCCGGACACGTTGTAGCAGATCAGCTGCTGGGATTCATCAATCCAAGTTTGATCAAGAATCCGGATAATCTTTTGCCAGGTTCAGCAGGTGCAAAGCTTCGCGATGAATGGACGAATATCTTCAATAAACGTAAGAAGGAAAAATACAAAATCAGCGCATACGCCAATGAGAATGTTGACGAATATTTCGCTGAATGCTTTTTGATGTACAAAAGGGAGCCGCAAAATTTACCTCCAAAGATTCGCAAATATTTTGACAGGTTGAAGGAATATGCCAAAAAGTAATCAATGCGTGACCTGCTTGCACTTTGCCGGAAATACCTGCTTTGCCTATCCGGAGCGGATCCCTTACGAGATCATTTCCGGCCAGGTAGAGCACAATGCAATCCTGCCTGGTCAGGTAGGTGACTATATCTGGCGAGAGTTTTCCGAGTCCGCATTAACTGAGCTGCTCGTGAAAATACAGAAATCAGAGTCTGAATAATCATCACACCACCGACGCCGATCGGGATGAGGAGCGTTAAATATGCCAAAGACCGCAAAGCCTGCAAAGACCGCAAAGCCTGCCAAAGCCTCCCGCGCAGGGTCAACTGATTCCACACCTAAAAAGCCAGACTGGGAAGATCGCTTCCTGACGTTGCTTGAATCGACCTTCTCTGTTGCATCTGCTGCCGCGGGAGCTGGCATAGATCGCGGCACAGCATACAAGCGCCGGGAATGCCATCCTGACTTTCGCGCCAAATGGGAAGCGGCGCTTGCCAATGCGATGGACGCCCTCGAGGAGGCCGCATATCGCCGCGCCCGTGAGATGTCTGATACGCTCGCCATCTTCCTGTTGAAGACGCGCCGACCGGATCTCTACCGCGACCGTCAGGATGTGACGACGACCACGATGGCTGTCAATTACGCTGACCTGACAGACGAGCAACTCCAGAGGATCGCGAATGGCGAACATCCAGCCACTGTCATCTCAAGCACAAGCGGCCGCTGAACTGGCGCGCCGGGAGCTTGCACGACGACGGGCCGCCACGCGGTATATCGACTTTCTGCCAACCGTCGCCCCTCCAGGCTGGGTCTACGACGCGCCACACCTGCGGCTGATCGGCCAGCACCTCGACGCGGTAACACGTGGTGAGATCGACCGACTGGCGATCTTTATGCCGCCACGGCACGCCAAGACTGAGACGGTCACAATCCGCTATCCGGTCTATCGCCTCGAAAAGCAACCGCTGACCCGCGCCCTGGTAACAGGCTACAATGAGCGCGTCGCGCACAAGTTCAGCCGTAAGAGCCGCAATATCGCGCGTGGTCGTATCGCAATGACCGACAAGACCGGCGCGGATGAGTGGGAGACGACCGCCGGCGGCAGTCTGGTTGCGCGTGGAGTCGGCACACCACCAACGGGTTACGGGTTTGATCTGATCCTGATTGACGACCCAATCAAGAAGCGCGAAGAGGCTGAGTCACCCGTCTACCGTGAGAAGATATGGGACTGGTACACAGACGACCTCTACACGCGACTTGAGCCGGGCGGGGCCATAATTCTTACGTTGACCCGTTGGCATTACGATGATCTTGCCGCGCGTGCCATTGCGTCAGAGCCCAATCGGTGGACGATCCTTCGGCTCCCGGCGCTGGCTGAGGAGAACGATCCGCTTGGACGGCGCGAAGGACACGCACTTTGGCCGGATAGGTACGATGTAGAATCCCTGGGCCGGATTCGGGAGGTGATGGATCCATATTCGTTCGAGTCGCTGTACCAGCAGAATCCGACCCCGCGTGAAGGCAGCTTCTTCAAGGTCAACCAGCTCAACATCGTCGAGGCTCCCCCGGCGGATCTGCGGGAGTGTCGTGGATGGGACTTTGCCGCGAGTGCCGGAAAGGGCGATTATTCGGCCGGTGTGCGTCTTGGAGTAGACGGGCAGGGGGTATGGTGGGTGACGGATGTGCGACGCGGCCAGTGGGCACCTGACGAGCGTGACGGGCATCTCAGGCAGACGGCGCAACTCGACGGGCCGGCCATCAAGATCCGGATAGCACAAGACCCCGGGCAAGCTGGCGTCGATCAGGCGCTGCGTCTGACGCGGATGCTGGCGGGATACTCGATCCGATCGGAGCGCGTATCCGGCGACAAGGCGACCCGCGCATCGGGACTCGCGGCACAGATCAACGCTGGGAATGTGCGACTGGTCAGGGGCGCGTGGAACAGCGATTTTCTCGAGGAGCTGCGACAGTTCCCACAAGGCAAGAATGACGATCAGGTGGACGCGGCGGCGGACGCCTTCAACGAGCTGACGCTTGCCAGTCAATCGCTACAAGGCAAGCTGTTACGATAAGGGAGCGGAAAGGCTGAGGAGGCCGGGACGCTCAATGGGGAACAAGTAGGACGGCCACGAGCGCCGTCCCAATAAGGAGTCAGAACACACACAAGACAACAATAAAAAGCACGTTGAAGGAACTATACTCCCGATTCAGGATCTTGTCGAGAGGTAATACGTGAAGATCTGACGGCGCGACCCTTTGCCAGATTATCGCGACTTGCGGACCGCTTCCGCTCCGACTTGGCCGCTCCGCCCTTCGGGCCACCAGCCTTACCACCACGAGCCGCGATCAATCGCAGGCGCTCACGCCGGGCGCGATCGGCCGTCTCCAGCTCCACCAAGCGATCGACGACAGCACGAATCCGCGTTGCCGTCTCGGGGTACAGGGAACCCGGCAGCGGGGCGCGTTCGTTAATTGCGTCCAGGAATCCCGTAACAAAAGCTGCTTCACTGAGAATGTCCATAGTTCCTCCAAAAGAAGAGGCCCGGTTTCCCGGGCCTGTTTGTGTTGTTCTACTAATTTAATAAATAACGTGGCACTCGGAAACGTAAAGCAATCTCTGCTTGCTTGACGTGGATAGCCTGAGCGAAGGGACGTATAAACTCTGTTCTTCGCTGAAACGATCCGGGTTGACGAGGCCAGTCGTTGGCTTCTTTTATTGCTTGGTTATAAGCGGCATACTCGGGACTTGTTCGATATACGATTCGCGCTTCCCGAGTCCGCTTGTCTAGGTTCGTCTTTATTTCAGCTTTGATGTCTTTGAACTCTTTCTTGTAAAACTTGGTTGCACAAGTAGTACCGTAGAAAGTTTCATTGCCATCAATCTCAAATGCTACTGTCTGTTTCAGGTTAAGCTTGCCGCAGCAATAGCATTCGGTTACGTCATCGGTAATACCAAGCACTTTGATATCCATTGTGTTCTCTCCTGTTGTTTTAAAGATCGGAAGGAATCGCTTCCTTCATCGTAAATACAGTATACTAAAAGCGTTGCTATTAGTCAATGCCCCCATGTAGATTTTTTATATTTTTTTTGCGTTACCTTCTCGGACAGGAGGTAACTATGGGAGCACGTCCATTATCTGACGACCAAATTAAGGCGATCATCACAAGCTTTCTTGCCACAGATCGCAACTACACTCACACCAGCGCCAACCTAGGTGTTGCTTATGGCGCAGTCTACAAGTATGTCAACAAGTGGCAGTCAGGTCAGCTCTCGCATATCGCCGGGCTACCGGACTATACGGAACCTGCACCAGCCACGCTTCGCGCGGCGACCGATGGCGACAAGAACGAGACAGCGACAGCCACATCGCTACGCCGCCAGGCTGCCGCGATACGTCGTGAACGGGATCTGCTCTTGCAGGAGCGGGAACAGCAAAGACACGCTGAAGAGTTTGCGCGGATGGTGCGTGGTGCCCGGCTGGAGGTGCCTGCCTGGCTGACAAAGTCACCACGCCGTGGTGACAAATCCACCATCCCAACGGCGATGTTATCCGACTTGCACCTCGATGAGGTCGTATACCCGGCACAGGTCAATTACGTCAATGCGTACAATCGGGAGATCGCCGAGAAGCGGCTCAGGAACTTCTTTGACAACGTGGTCGAGCTGTGTCGCGATTATCTGCACGGGCTGAAGTACGAAGGAATGGTGCTACCCCTGGGCGGGGATATCTTCTCGGGCATCATCCACGAGGAGCTGGTCGAGACCAACGCGGCGACAATCTTCGAGTCGCTACTCTACTGGTCGGAGCCGTTGGCGTCAGGCATCCGCCATATGCGCGATGTCTTCGGGCGCGTCTTCCTGCCGTGCGTGGTCGGCAACCACGGCCGACGGCAACGTAAGCCACACGCCAAAAACCGCGCTCAGGACAACTTCGATTATTTCTTCTACCACCTGCTTGCCAAACTGCTGGCTGGTGAAAAGGGCATCAGCTTTGCCATCAGCGAGGCCGCAGACCAGCCATATGTCGTCTACTCTACGCGCTATCTGCTCACCCACGGCGATCAGTTTCGCGGCGGCTCTGGCATCGCCGGCCTGCTCTCGCCGCTGATGATAGGCGACGCCAGGAAGCGGCAGCGCGAGCAAGCTGTTCGCCGGCCGTACGACTATATGATTATGGGGCACTGGCATCAGCTATCGTTCCTACGTAATCTGATCGTAAACGGCAGCCTTAAGGGCTTCGATGAATATGCATACATTTCCAACTTCCACTACGAGCCACC